CTGGGACCCACAGCTTTACTTCAAAGCGGTGGAGCTTTCGACTCCATCTCTCGACGGATCGATACCCCAAATAGGATACCCGACCAAGGCCACCGGATTGTAATGATACATAGGGAATAGTCCCTATGACCCTTTCAAGTTTCGAAAACATGAAAGTGGACGCACGCCAATACCCCTTTAAATAAAAGAGGTTGGCGGTGGCGTTCCAAGAAATAATCCGATCGGCTTGCCGTATGTTCTCAGGACGCAATTTACGCAGATAGGTTGGTGTTACCTCGTACCCGCGGTAAGCATCGACGCCACATGACTCTCGGAAGCTTCCGCTCACGAAAGTCTTATTGACGTTTACCTTACAATTGTACTTTTGTAGGTAATCGAGAACAATCATCGCATACGCCGTGGGGACGATTATATCGTCTCCGTAGACGTGGACCCTTCGCGTAACATGGTGTATGTTAGCTTGAGTCACAGGGAGACTATCTTCCTTCAACAAAGCCATTACACATAGAGTGTAAAAGTACATGGCTTCGATCGGAAAACAGAGAGCACTGCCCATAGAGGCAAATTTCTTGAGAGGGGACACGAGTGTCCCATCAGGAAGTTCAGCTCTGGTAGACCTGCATGCCACGATCGCATCCCAAAGATCGGGATTAGACCGAAACATATACGACACAAGTGAAAGTGGAACACGATCACTAGCGTCGGATAAGTCAATCGTTGCTAATTGACCCGAGGCCGAACTCGTTAAGGCCAAGCTTTGATTGATAGACTGATCAGCAAAATTAATGTGACCAGCAGTCAACCAATACGACTCGAGGCGTCTATAGAGCACGTCTCTTATCCCTTGTTGAGCATATTGCATACAACAAGGCTCAATGGCTATAACACGGGGTCCTTTTAGAGTTTTCGGAACTGTAACAACCCTTACGGGCTGTTCCTCGTCCGGTGGTACGAACGTTACCTGCTCGAGCTCCTGGTCGCCAGGAAAGATTCCCAGAGGGTATCCATTCCCAACTAGAGGAAAGTAAGGCTCGAGACGTTCGTGCCATAAAAGCCAAGAGAATTTGCTATTACCAGAAATTCCCTCAGCAGTTGCGCCGGGACCGTGCTTAGGGATGCACTCTCCGAGTTTAATCGGAGCAATGCAAGAATCCCACAGCACAGCAGATACACGAGAGAATTCATCGTGATCTGCCGTCGGCGTAATAAACTCATCGAAGGATCGCTCCAACAATTGAAACGTCTGTAGTGTTTTGGACACCCTCGCGGGTGTACAATCGACTTCGATTTTCTTGAAGCAGAGGCAAATTTGCCTAATAGCCTCAACGATCGATGGCGAATCTTCAGATTCTTCATTTTGTATTCTCCCTGTCTTATGATTGAACAGTTGACTGATCATACCTTGCAAAAATGCAGGGATTGATCCACATTTCCCAAAATTGCGGAAACGTGTTGAGTCAATTCTACCGTCCGCCAGGCTTTTCTCAAAGTCGGAAGCGAACGTAGGAAGGGTAATCGTTAAAAACGATAGCCCTTCATGTTCAACCCGTGCCCTAATGGTTTTCAGGTCACGTAAATCAAAGACATCAGCGATGCACTTGTTAGATGCATCTTCATAGACGCATTCTAACAACTTCAGATAGTCACTTACGTTGCTTTTCATACTACCTGCCTTTCGGGCGGGCCAGTATCAAGCCACGCTGCCTGCTTATCTGATCACTGATCGCAATCAGTTTAACTATTCATGGAGGAAATGCACCACAGGAAAAGCATGCTGCATACGGCCGTTTAGAAACGGATGTCGGGCTTTTAACCCGTACAATGAAATCTGGTTCGATTCCAGAGTATGCAATCATCTCTTCGGATGGTACACTATCGTTAGACAAGAGTACGGGATAAGTCTTATGACTCTTGACCGTACAACTTGCCAACTACTCCAGCCGCAACGATCCACGAATTGTCGGCGGCGACTAAGTCGCCAACGGCAGTAGCATCGAAACCGACCTCAGGACGGTCGATGACTCGTTGATCATACAGCCACGCATAGTCGTTTTCGGACGACAATGGGTCTGTAGCAATGACGCGTTTGCCAGTCTTAACGAGGGTGCGAATACGCCCCCTCGAGACTTGATGACTAATGGTCATTGAGTAGTTGCCATCGCTCGACACGTAATCGGAACTAGTTCCGGTTGTTTTAATGCGTGCGAGAGTTTTGGCACTACCAGCTACGGTAATAGTTATAGGATCAGCAAACATAGTGGTTGACCTCAGAAGTTAAGAGTGTTGACCTACGGAGCTGACGGAGGGACTCCTCCCTAGCGCCAGTTTGAAACCGTAAGCAGATATCCTAGTGGAATCCAACCCGGGTGGGCTTGGATATGCCTAAGGCACCTAGGATTGATAAACGCCAGGGAGTTAGTTTTTCCCAAGGCGAGCCGAACCCAAATGGACTATCTACTCCCCTGCGAAGCTTTACATCAACCAAGTTGACGTATCGCAGAGCAACATCACCCCTGGCGACAGGCAGCATAATTTGCGTGACCTGTCTCTTAACGGTGTGATGCATAAGGAAGAGATATTTACACACGACTCCGTCTTCGACATAGGCAGTCAGAGCATCGATATTCCTACCGATGTTGAGTGCCCAGTCGGCGAGCCATGTCCAAGGTGTTGCTCTCCAGAT